TTAAGATCAGCGTGGAGGTGAAGTAATGAGTCTTGATTTCTACCTGATGGAAACCAGGCCAGTCGATGTGTTCTGGCGCAACACCACACACAATCACGGCAAACACGCAGAGGCAGTAGGTGTGTACGCGCATCTGTGGCACCCGAATGAGTTGGGTATCACCAAGGCCCACCAGTTAATCGAACCGCTTGCAGAAGCAGCGCGTAAACTTCGTGCTGATCCTGAGCAGTACAGGCAGTACGATGCAAAGAACGGTTGGGGTACGGTGGAACACTTTACTGAGTTTGTAGAAGGCGTTTTGCAGGCGTGCATCGACCATCCTGATGCAGATATTGCGGTGTCCACATGAAACAAGGGCAATTCATGCTGCGTGTGTACGCTATGGTTGATGCGTTTAACCGTAATCGTAAACCAAGCGATCCGCTTGTGGTGGACGATCCAGGCCAGACCTACTGCCGTATACGAACCGTTCCTTCAAAGGACGGATCGTTTATTGTCTACTGGTGGCTTAATATCAAAACAGGCGATCTGCTTCCTAGTTCCAAGATCACACCTAGCATACCCTATGAACCGCCCCGTGGTGCGCCGCCTTGGCCTTACAATATTGCCAATGAGGACCCAACCTCAGGCTTTAGTGCGCTAGGCGTGATGCAACGAGGCAATAGTATTTCAAGTTTGCTAGACCTGTCGCCAACTCGTATTCAGTTTTCTGGCAATCCTATGCAGCGATATGGGCAGGATTACTTGGACAGGATGTACTATCCGCCATATTCGGCAACAGTAAAAAGTCTAGAAAAGTGCTTCCATGACCCTTGCATCAAACCTGATCGGGTGTATACTAATTACGCGCTAGAAGCGTAAAGGAACCCAAATGACTCCCAATGCAAACCAGTTCTTCGGTATCGACCCCAACAGCCAGGAGTTCGCTGACCTGATTCAGACCGCTTCGCACTATCTTGGAGGCCATGAGAACATGGTTGCCACTTTGGTGGGCACCCAGCCTGGCAGTCGCACTACCCTGAGCGACAGTCTCACGCTTGTTCTGGCACTCTCGCAGAGTGCGCTTGATCTGAACAAGCCGATGGTGGCGTTCCGTCTGTGCCAGTCGTTCATGGCCGCGTTTGCACACCGCAAGAGTGATCTGGCTGAGGAGGAGATCGCTGAGATCGAAACCATGTTCCTGACTGCGATGACGCAGGCCAATCCCGATGTCGCCAAGGCCCTGAACATCACCGCCGAGACTCTGGCTGCGTACCCCAAGTTCCGTGCCCAGAACGGCGACAAGAATCTTTGAGAAAATTGCACCACAGGACTTGTGCGGATCGAATCCTGTGGTACATTATACAAGTCCCCAAGTGAAGGGGAGTTCGATCCGCAAAGTCTTCGTTACAAAAGGAAACACATGAAGACCAATCCTACTATCGTTGTCTCTGCCCGCAACATCAAGAACGCTTCGACCGTCCGTGACATCATCACGCGCCTGTCGAACGAGTACTTCGGGGTCGCCCCCAAGTTCACGGGTAACGGTCGCAGCGTCAACGCTTCGATCACCCCGTCGAGCAAGTACCGCCTCAAGACGGTGAATGTTCTCAACATGGAGTCGGACCTCGCCGACTATCTTGGTGAGGACGCCTCGGTGAGCGTGACCAACGCTACCTTCACCGTTGCCCCTGCGGGTGGTGAGTTCCACATCGCGTGGAATGGCTGAATCACATTTCGTGATGGGTGCGCGTAAAGCGCACAGGTGAGACAGGGGAGTGTCCTAGTGACACTCCCCTTTCTTTTGGCCAGCATACATACTAGGAAAGGATGGTTTACCATGAGAAAATCCCGCGTTGATGTGCTGTACACAAATCTTGCCCTAGAGGGGGCCTATGCCCGTGAGGATGCCGTGAACGGTATTCTTGCGGCAACTCGCCAACTACAGTTGGCAGCAGATGGGCATGATGCCAAAGCCAAGGGAGGCAAGATTGATCCTGAGGCATTGCGCGCCATTGCCGCCACCATAGAACAACTGGCAAACAAGATCAATGCCACATAAGGCATTGGAGAATCTGGCTTGACAAGGGTAGGAGTCTGTGCTATTCTTAAAGCATGGAAGCAACTGCTACAGACCCCGCTACCGTCCCGTCCGCTCCCGCCTGCGCGTTCCTGACTGCTCACCCTGCGTGGGTGGGTGGGGACGCTGCTGACCCGCAGGACGATCCCTGCGCGGAGTACTTCAACGCGGACGGTAGCCTGTCCGACACCGCTCTGGCGTTTCTGCACCGCGAGTGGATTACTGGCCGCATGATCTAAGGAGGCAACACCATGCGAATGAAGATCAACGCTCTCACTCAGACTCAGCGCACCAAGGCGCTGGCTGCACGCCAAAACACCAAACTTCCCGTGAACCCGTATCTGTTCGATGTCCGCAAGGACAAGGCCATTTGCGCGTTGCTGCGCGATGGAGTCGAATACGGAATCGCGGTTGACCTGCCTGTTGGTGCGTACCTGATCGAAAGCACCGAAGCCGTACAGAATATGTACGCAGGTTCGGAAACCTATGTGCTTGTGAACGGCAAGGGCGTCTGCAAGTACCGTGAGTCGGGCATGGATGACGACTACAACAACTGGCTCAAGGGTGTGAAGCGATTCCTCGGTATCAAGGAGAAGGCATGAAAACCAAGAAGACCAAAACGGTTTCCGCCGTCCGCAAGTTCAACAAGGTTTCTGCCGATGTTGATTTCGGTGGCGCGGTAGAGATTGACGCTTGGACGATTGAAGATCGCAAGCCTGTTGCCAGCATTGATGTTTACGACGCCGCTGATCGGCCGTGGGGATGCAGCGCAGGCGGTGTGGTAGAGATCACCGATCCAAACACGCTGCGCGTGATCGCCGAGGCGCTGCTTGAGGCAGCGGAGTACATTGAAGCGATCAACGCAGAGCGCACTCGCAAGACCAAGGCTACGCTCAAGAAGCGTGGTCGCACCAACAAGGCCTAACCAAAGGAACACTATGCCTCGCAAGCCTGTAGACACTCCCAACGAACTTCGCAAGCGCATTCAGAAGTGCAACCACACCATCGGCAAACTCATGCAGGAGATGGCTGCCTTCCACGGCACCGATCACTTCATTGACTGGTCCGACCTGATCGGCCGAGTCAAGGACTACCGCGACGAACTGGAAACGGAACTCAAGGCAAAGAACGGATTCGTGACGGTTGCTGCGCCAGCGGCAACTCCTGCGCCTGATCCTGACGAGTATCGCGGTTCTGGCGACTCAGATTCCGACGAAGATGATGACGAAATTGCTTACTGACGCTTGCATCGTTCCGTTTCCGCGTTATACTTGATGAGCAACGCAGAAGGAAGCACATGAGCATTACAAGCATCGGTGGCAGCAAGATGATCGGGAGCATTCAAGTGCGAAACACCTACGAGAACATCAGGACACACACACGATCACCTGATCGTGTTGCCGTAGAAGTAGACATTCGCGGCTACTACACCGTAGAGCAGATTGACGATCTCATGGAAATGCTCGTCCAGGCCAAGACTCACGCAGAACAAGAACGCATCAAGATGCAACACGACAGTCTGTTTGATACCTTCAACACAGGAGACTCGCGCCATGAGCCAGAGTAATATCTTTCTGTAACTAGTTGTACAGACTCGCTCTGTATAACGGTGGGGGCGACCACTAGAAATATCGCCCGTATATTATGAAGGTTCTGTTGGGTTGCCTTAAACCAACATCCACTTGGGGTTTTCGGGACTCTACCAAGTGACGGCGCGAAACCGACTAACTGGTTGCGGAATCCAGCCTAAACTAATCCGCGTTTGCCTCCGTAACTCAATTGGTAGAGTAGCCGACTTTTAATCGGTAAGTTACAGGTTCGAGTCCTGTCGGGGGCACTAGATAGTTCGTTCTCTTCATCATGCACTACACGAAAGGATACAGCATGAACAGCAAGTTTGATACCGTGATTTACACCCTCACCTTCGCCTCGCTTGGTGCCGCCGTTGTGGCAACTAAGTTCTTCAGCGACTACTCAGGATCGCTGGCGATGCCCCTCACCGTTGCTACTGCTTTTCTCGGCATTGCAAGCGTGACTACCCTGATCGGAACCGTGCGGAAGCGTGACGAGGAAATCGCCGAGCGCGATCTTGACGGCCGCTTCGATGACCTTTGGCGTCACATGAATCGCCTTGAGGATCAGGTGGCTTCGGATGTGTCCAAGTGCCATCAGCGCATGGATCAGGAGGTGGACGCCATTCACAATCGCTTCGCGGTTCGTGATTCGGCTGCCCGTGTTGCTGCAAAGTCCTGCAAGGGCTAAGGTCAACTGGAAGCGTAGCCCAACTGGCAGAGGCGCTAGATTTAGGTTCTAGTTAGTGTGGGTTCGACTCCCACCGCTTTCATAACGCTCCCTTAACTCAGCGGCTAGAGTGCTTCCTTTACACGGAAGAAGTCGTAGGTTCGATCCCTACAGGGAGTATTGGGTAGATGGCAGAGTGGTCTAATGCGGCGGTTTACTAAACCGCTATGGGTCTTCGACTCATCGGGGGTTCGACTCCCTCTCTACCCGTTGTGACTGTAGTTCAGTTGGCAGAACATGAGGTTGTGATCCTCAATGTCGTGGGTTCAAGTCCCATCAGTCACCTTGCATTGGTCTGTAGCACAACGGTAGTGCATTCCGCTGTTAACGGAACGGTTACAGGTTCAAATCCTGTCAGACCAGTTTACGGAGAGTAGCGCAGTTTGGTAGCGCATCTGCTTTGGGAGCAGAGGGTCGCAGGTTCAAATCCTGTCTCTCCGACTACATATCGGTAATGCTGTTGATACTGGATCGACCGCAGCGAACACGGGGGTTCGACTCCCCCCGACTCCATTCACAAAACCACGGGGTCGAAAAGGCATTCGATTCGTTGCCACTAGAGAAGGCGGAGGCATTCGGGCTTGGTTACGGAGGCTCGTTAAACTAACTGTGACAAATACAAACGGCAACACAATGCGTTTGGCTGCCTAAGCAGCAGGGGTGTGCAGACACCTAGCAACAGAACTGCACGGGCACCACGGACGGGAAACTCTTCGTGGTGTCTTCTAAGCCATCTTAGCAGAGTGGTAATGCAGTCGCCTTGTAAGCGACAGATCGCGGGTTCGATTCCCGCAGATGGCTTTCATGGGGGAACGGCAGAATCTTCTCATCGACCGCGAATGGGAACTGCGCTTGGTTGACAAGGTATGCGACCAAGCGCGGCTAGATTTGCCATTAGCATCAGCAAAGATCGGCGTTCTGCAACTCAGTTACGAGTACTCAGGACTAGTCGCACAGTTGCTGGCACATAAACTCAGCGTGGGTGATGGGCCTCTAGACATAGAGCCTGTGAACATCCCGTATCGCGGTGAGTTCCCCGTAGTCATTCATCCCAATCAACTTGATCCCTACGAGGCCCTGATCGTAGTAGACTCTGGCTGCCTAACAGGTCGCAACTTTGCTGCGGTGGAACGGATTCTGCTTGACTACGGATTCCGCAGAGATCGCTTGTGGTTCTGTTGCTTGGCTGCCGATTTGAACGGCCGCTTTAAGCCAGATTGCTGTCCGCTGTGGTTTAATGGTGACACCCATATGGTTCACTTTTGGTGGGAAACCAAGACTACTCACTTCAATGCTAAATAGGTGACGCGGAGAGAGTTGATTCATGGCCAAGACAAACACCATTCAAGCATACAGAACCACCACAGCAAGCGGAGTACCAGGCGCAAGTGCGCTTGCAGCGGGCGAACTCGCTGTCAACCTCACAGACAAGAAACTGTTCGTAGGTGATGCGGCGGGAACTAGTTACATTGAACTCACTCGTCGCGCTGCTGCGGCCTCTTTAGCAGATACCTTCAAGGTGCAACTAGCAGATACAGCAGGCTATCTCACAGGCCCTAGCGGTACTTTGTACTATCAGCCAACCGTAGATACCCTATTTGGAACCGCTTGTAGTTTTGGTTCTATAAAGTTGTACACAGATGGCACCAACAGAATCATAGAAGGTCAGGGTAATGTTAGTAAACCGATTATGCTAACCCATCAATCGTTTGCAGACATTTGTATCGGTGATGCACTTCTAAGCAACAGTACTGGAAGTGGAATTGTGGTTAGCGACAGCACCATTACCACCACGGTTTACGGCGATCTGAGTTGCGTTCCTGATGCTCTAGCAAACACAACTGGATTCATTTCTGCTCAAGGTGGATTTGGTCTTGTTCCCGATGGTCTTGGTCTTGCATCGGCAGAAATTCGCTTCTACGAAGCAACTGCCAACGGCAGCAACTATGTGGGCTTCAAGGCTCCTAGTACCATAGCCGCAAACAAAATTTGGACACTACCAAGTGCTGACGGCACAAGTGGCCAAGTTCTCAGCACCAACGGCAGCGGAACGCTTTCGTGGGTAACTGCCGGCGGCGGAGGCGGAAGCGGAACTGTCACAAGTATCACTCCCGCCGCAGACTCAGGAACAGGCACCGCCATCACCACAAGCGGCACCATAACAATCAGCGGTACTGCTGGCGAAATTGAAACCACGGTCAGCGGAACTACAGTAACTCTTAATCTAGCAGGAGTAGTAGATACTGGAGCGATTGGTGGAATCTTACAACTTTATGCACAAGGAATTATCTAATGGCAACAACAGCACAGTTTACAGCACAACCTATTCTAGAGTATTCGCAACTCACGGCGGCAAACACCAACCGTGACGGTACAGGCACAATTGTAACAGTATCAACAGGACCATCCGCATCAGCAGGAAGCGGAGTCGGTCAACGCATTAATCGTATAATGGTTCAAGCAACAGGAGCGACTAGTGCTGGAATGATTCGCTTTTATCTGTCGTTAGACAACGGAACGACAAATAGACTAGTGGTAGAAAGAGTTGTAACCGCAGTTACTCCATCTGCAACAGTCCTTGCATGGCGTCAAGAAATTCCTGAACTTGTCGGATTGATACTTCCAGGCGGAGGTCAGGCTCTGCTTCGTGCGTCTACGCACAATGCAGAAACATTCAATGTTATTGTGGAGAGCGGTCGTTTATGAACAACGGTTTCTTTCCGTTTCCTACAAATACAGGAAATGATCTCATTGATTTTGCACAGTACGACACTACAGGACTATACACTATTCCGCGAGGTGCTACCTGGCTTGCTGTGTTTCTGATTGGTGGTGGTGGCGGCGGAGGTGGAGGTAGAAGTAGTGCGTCTGGTACTGCCGCCAGCGGCGGAGGAGGCGGTGCAGGTGGAGGAAAGGTATACGATATCATTAATCTGAAATACATGGGGCTTGAAGCAGGCACCAGTATCAGAGTAAATATTGGGGCAGGAGGCCTTGCAGGTGCGGGCGCGGCCGGAAACAGTTTAAACGGAAGTGCTGGAGGTAGCGGAGGACAGACCACTCTTACTGTGTGGAATGTAACAAACTATACTTGGGCAATCGCTGGCGGCGGCGGTGGCGGCACGGGCGGAACAACTACTACTGCAACTGGTGGTTCAAGTGTAGCAAACATCATGCCTTATGGTGGAACTAGTGCAATGGCAGTGCAGGTTGCTTCTGGAGGAATTGGAAATTCTGCATCAGCAGGCGGCAATATAACTATGGTAACATGGGCATACATCGGCGGCGCAGGCGGGGGTGGAGTAACATCAGGAGGTATTGCAAGCGCAGGTGGAAATATCCAATTCCCTAGCGCCCCAGGCCCCCTTGCTCCAATATCCTTTAGATATGTTGGAGGAAATGCTTCAACCGCAGGTGCTGTTATTGGAGGTGCTGCAAACGGAGGCGCAGGACAATCAGGAAACGCTGCATACGATTCTTCATTTGGTTGGATCGGTGGAAGAGGTCCAGGTTACGGTGGTTCGGGTGGAGGTGGAGGCGCCTCCGCGGCATCAGGAGCAGGAGGAAATGGTTATCGTGGCAGCGGCGGTGGCGGTGGCGGAGGGGTCCGTGATGGATTCGCTGCTGGAGCAGGCGGTACAGGTGGAAACGGATATGCAGCATTTTGGGCATGGTAAAAAGGAGCATTAGCATGAGATGCGCTATAGTAAAAACTGATACAAACAAAGTTGACAATGTAATCGTTGCTGATGGTCCAGACTTTCACCCAGGCGGTGATCTGTATTGTGTTGAACTAGAAGAAAATGAGTCGTGTGAAATAGGACAAATTTATTCTGAAAACTCTGTTCCTAGATTTTCTGGAGTAAATACGATAAACCGAATCTATACCTCGTATCAGTTTTTATTGAGATTTACCGCAGAAGAACGATCATCTTTCCGCACGGCTGGGTTGACCGATCAGAATGTTGCCGATTTCCATGAATTAGCCACGGCTGCACAAGAAATCGAAACATTGCACCCGATGACCATTGCGGGCATGAACTACTTGGTTTCAATTGGTCTGCTTACAGAGCAACGCAAACAGGAAATACTAGGGTAACTAAATAGAGTGATGTTACAACCCATTAGGAGAAAGGGGGCATCATGGCAGATGCAGACACAAACTTGGACCCTTTCGAGCGTGAATTGTTGTACGCGAATCTAAAAGAGTACCTAATGAGAACAACACTACTTTACAACTTGGTGGAACAAGGTAAACTTAGCAAAGACGATTGCTACAACCGACTTCTACAAACATGGATGGAATATGACGAGGCAGCACAGAAAATCTTCATGGAAGAGCGCGAGTATCAAGATCGCAAACGAGGCCTAGCAAAAAGGAAACGCCCACAATGAAAATGACCATTGCAGAAAGCAGTATTTCGCGCATCTTTCAACACATCGAAGAACCAGGCAGATCGTTTGGTGTACTGAGTGCGTATCGCGGAGACAACTCTGAGGCAGAGAACAAGCGTCTACACGCAGAACTCAAGGCAGCAGTACGCGAAATGGGACTAGGCTTCATTGAGATGCGCGGTGGTTACAAGGGCGATCAAGGCTTTGTCACAGAACTTAGCCTGTTTGTACCAAGCGTGTCGCGCAAGCAGATCATTGACTTGGGCACCAAATACAAGCAACACAGCGTGATCTACAAGGACTCCAAAGAGTTCTCCATGATTGGCACAAACGCTGACGCTGGCATTGGCAAGACTCTTTCCAGTTTCTCGTTTGGTAAGGGCAAAGACAACCTAGTTTTGGCACAAGATGCCATGAAAGACTTTTTCTCTGCCCTGCTCAAGGGCAGTCAGCGGGGACAGAAGTTCCTGTTCCGCATGGAAGAGAAAGAGGTTTGGGGATTCTTCCAACACGCATACGCGCCAAAGGGAGTAGAACCAAAGTGGACGGTGATCTACGAAGAAATGGAGTAAACCATGAGCGAACAGAATCCGATATTACAGGCGGTGAAAACCATACAGAGCAACAACTTTGCAGCAGCACAAGACTTTGTGCAAGGTGCCCTATACGCCAAGGCGCAAGCACTTGTAGATGTAAAGAAGCAAGAAATCGCAAGTACTCTAGTGAATCAGGAGGTAAATGATGGAGGGGAAGAACGGAGCGGGCAAGGGTGACACCTACCGCCGTGTAGATCAACAGAAGTGGTCAGAAAACTGGGACGCTATCTTTGGAAAGAAACAGCGTAAAGGCAAGAAACCTACAAGCAAGAAAGTGAAGAAGTCGAAATGAGCAATGTACGAATCGTGAAACTAAAGTCTGGCGAAGAACTCATCGCCACCGTAAACACCGACAACACCAAGTACGACGGCAAGATGCTTCTAAAGAAGCCTTGTATCCTAGTGCCAACAGCACAGAATCAGATTGGTATTGCGCCTTGGGCATTCATGTGCAAGGAAGCAGCAGATGGCGACGGTGTTGCCATTCCCGAAAGTGAAGTTCTGTATACGGGAACTCCGCTTGACGATCTGTGGAACCAGTACAACAGCATCTTTGGCAGCAAACTGGTTGTACCCGACAGAAATCTTACAACTTCTAACGAAGCAGGCTTGAAACTAACTCTCTGAGTGTTATACTTGTTGCATGAAAGCACCTGTAACTCAGTTGGATAGAGTAGTTGCCTTCTAAGCAACAAGTCGCAGGTTCAAGTCCTGCCAGGTGCGTTTGGGCCGATAGTTCAACTGGGGGAACGCTGCCTTTGCAAGGCAGAGGTTAGGGGTTCGAGTCCCCTTCGGTCCATGTGTGGGTGTAACTCAATGGCAGAGTGTTGGCCTTCCATGCCAAATGTTGAGGGTTCGAGTCCCTTCACCCGCTTTAGGAGATAGAATGTACAGACTGCATATCGACATTCCACTAGACTGTGATCTTGAAACTGCCAAGCGTATCGGTATGGCAGTAGTGAACAGTATTCTTGAGCATCGGGCACAGTCTCAATCAGAAATGTTCATCATGTCTCTTGACCCCATCCAAGAGAACGCTATACTAGAACAAGAATCCAAGTCTCCTCTACAAAGCATCAAGCAACTGAATTACCGTCTAGGTAACGATGAAGACAGACAACGATCAAACTACTACATCATGGACAGCCGCGGTCATGTCACACACAAGAAGTGTGTTCTCGACTTCAGCAGCGATGGAGTATCACAATCACGGACGGTATGAGACTCTAGATAGAAAGGAGTATTCCATGGCTGACATCAAGACAAATGCTTGCCCAGTTAAGAGTGCTTGTGGCTTCTGCTACAAGAACCTATGGCATTGGTATGTGCTTGTTGCCACGCTTCCCTTCTTTGTGAAGGGCGCCAAGTTCCTTGTGAACTTTGTGCAGAGTGTGACCAACCAAGTTTCACCGTAATAGCCGTCACGGACGGATTACTCTCTCAGAGTCTTTGCGGGTCTGCATGAGAGAGGACAGATCAAGACCTGCTTTCTGCGCCGTGGGAGGTCAGCATCTCAGGACGGCTTATACCCGTCTAAGCACAGGGGCAGCACCTGTACGGCGTACTTAAGGAGGTTAGTATGAACAGCAAGATGAAAGCAATTAAGCGTAAGCACAAGAAAGCCAAAGAGCGTCGCAGAGTTCTAGCAGCAGAGTCGCGGGAAAATGCAAAGTCCAAGACACGCGAGAAGTGGCTGAAGGCAGGAATGATTCCTACCTATCGTGCTTGATCTATTCCTTTGTGGTGTAATGGTAGCACAGGAGATTTTGGTCCTCCTTGTCTTGGTTCGAGTCCAAGCGAAGGAACTAACCCCCGCAAGGGGGTTTTCTTTTACACATCTATCACTTGAACATTCTTGTTGATTCGTTCCTTGTAAACAGCAAGAACTCTAAGGCCTGGATAATTTGGGAGACTTCTGCGAGTCTTGTCGTTGCGTATCAGGAAGTACACTTTCTTGTCGGTGCTAACATCTGACATGGTGGTTATGATATCTGTGACCTTTATGGTCAGGGTGTCTCCGCTTTGAGTGAAAGAAGCAGAAGCGTATGTCTTGGTGATGATTGCTCCACTTTGCTTTGCGATATCAGAGCCAAACACAACATCCCGCGTTTCTTGTGTTGTTGCCTTTACCGCAATATTTGGCTCTATTGTGTAGTATCCACGATGCTTTATCAGGGAACTCTTTTGCTGCTTGATTGCCTCGCTGATTGCTTTTAGTGCTTTCTCTGCGTAGTATGTGTCTGCTGATTCCCACATCTCTGCATCGTCTTTCTTAACAGAGATGGGAAACTTGTTTCCTTTGGAATCGGTCAGTATTACATCTGCTTTCTTGCGATTAGCAACATCTCTACCGACCGACTCGGCTTTAACGCAGCCATGTACTTTGTATTTCTTTGTGCCTGTTTCATAGAACACGATGTTGACGGGCCCTTTCTTGCAGGCCTTGTTGATGGTGTCTACGAGCATCTTTTCGTTACCCAATCCAGCCGACCCACCACCTTGCTTGCTTGCGGGTTTGGCTAATACGGTAAACGCTCCTAGAGTAACCTTTCCAACACTAGACTCTGGAAGTGGAGTTTTGTTGTACTTTCCACCGCTCTTTTTGGCAACATCTTCTAGAACATCTATTCGATTATCGTCTGTTAGAATTGCCACTTTACTGTTGGTTAGTTTGGACACACTTTTGTATCCTAGGCCTTGCAGATAAGTGGTCAGTTCTTTTACATCTTTGAGTGGTTTCTTTGCCATTTTACATTCTCCGTTTACAGTATGTATCAGGCATACATACGAGCGAGGGTATGACGCACATGACTAACATAAACGAAGACCTCGGCAGATGGTTCCGCGAGAAATGGGTAGACATCTCAAAGAAAGACAAGGATGGCAAACATCCTCCATGTGGCCGAGAAGCAGCATCTAAAAAGCATGGCGCTTACCCCAAATGTCGGCCGTCTAAACGAGTGAGTTCGGATACACCCGAAACCTCGGGAGAGATGAGCAAGAGTGAGAAATCGGCAGCAGTTCGGCAAAAGCGTAGGGTAGAGAAGAAACGCAGGAAGGACAAGAAACCTCATATGGCATCACACGAAGACATAAAGGAACAGACATATACCCCAAGCAAAGAGTTTAAGGCTCAGGTGCTTGATGCTATCAAGGCTAAGTCTAAGGGAATTCGTCGCAAAGACTTGATGAAGCAGATGAAAGAACGCTACAAGTTTATTCCATTCATCGCCTTTGAGAAACTACTTGATGCTGCACTAGAGTGGTGGGAGGAAAGCGCAGAGATCGTGAACACGGGTGGAGTATACAAGGTTGCAGACTCGGTAAACGAAGAAACCGAAAATGTACCAACCAACCCTGCGTTGTGGTCTAAAGCAAAAGCAATGGCAAAGGCAAAGTTCCGCGTGTATCCAAGTGCCTACGCAAACGGCTGGGCAGTAAAGTGGTACAACGATCACGGTGGTGGGTGGAACAAAGAAAGTACCAAAGAGGATACTCAAGGTTTTACTGGCAAGCGATTCTCTGAATTTGTTGCAGAGGTTGCAGACAAGGAAAGTATGCCCTGCAATAAACCAAGACCAAGCACCCGTCCAGGCAAGAAGCGCATGGTCAAGGCCTGCCAAGACGGTCAAGAGAAGATTGTGCATTACGGAGCAGACGGATACGGCCACAACTACAGCGCAAAGGCAAGAGCGTCTTTCCGTGCGCGTCACAACTGCGATCAGGCTAAAGATAAACTGGGTGCCCAGTATTGGGCGTGCAAAGACCTATGGGCGGGTAAGGGTGGTAGCACAAAGGGTTGCCCAGGTGGCAAAGACGATCCTGACTGCAAATACTGAAACTGGCTTGCATCTGTACGGATCGGTGGTAAACTTACTACATGATCCGACACCTCGGTTACGCCTGCAAAAACATGACTCTCGGTGCCAAGATTTTGACCGACCGCACCTTGCGGGAGGCGCGGTTCACGCTTGAGCGTGTAAACGATCTTGCACTAAAGAACTCCGCAGACCTTATCACCATCATGGAATGGAATGCAAATCGGAACATCAAGATGTTCCGTGTGGGTAGCGGTTTGTTTCCGTTCATGGATCATCCCAAATACCAGTACAAACTGGAAGACCTGAAAGACTGGCCACAGATTTCTTCCAACATTCTTGAAGCAGGCCGCTGTGCAGCAGAGAATGGAATTCGTCTGTCTTGTCATCCAGGTCCGTACACTTGTCTTGCTAGTCCTAACTCCACGATTGTTGCAAAGTCTGTGATGTGTTTGCGAATGCACGCCATGCTCGGTAAGATGCTGCGCTGCCCAGACGATGACTTTGTAATCAACTTCCACATGGGCGGTACATACGGTGGAAACAAGCGCGAAACTGCAAAGCGTTTTCTAGACAATCTAGCACTACTCACAGAGTGGGAACGCGCCCATATCACCATCGAAAACGATGACAAGGCTTCCATGTGGAGCATCAGCGATCTTGTAGAGTACGGTATCGGAGAGCGTGTGCGTCTAGTGTTGGATGTTCACCACCATAAGTTCTGCAACCGCGAGTCTCTTCACGACGCCGCAGACATGGCGTTTGAAACTTGGCCTACCAATCAAGTGCCAAAGATTCACTACTCAGAATCAGCAGAAGGTAAAAAGCCACAAGCACATTCGGACTTTATTTACGATCCGATCCCAAATGATTTGCATTCACGCGATTACGATGTTATGATTGAAGCGAAAGCAAAGGAACTCGCGCTGCAAACCTATCTAGACAAGTACCAGTTACTGCATTCGTGAAATACGGGCCTGTCGTCTAGCGGCTAGGACAAGAGACTTTCAATCTCTGAACAGGGGTTCGATTCCCCTCAGGCTCATTGGAGAGTATCATGGCTTACAGCATCAAATACTTCTTTGAAGAAGACGCTGATCGGGTAGATGGATTGCTGATAGAAGACATTGCCCGAGCATACGGTGACTGTAAGGTTAAACGATTGGAGAGCGATGTAAAGGTAGACATAAAGCATCTCAACGAAGACGATTCCATCATTGCATTCTGTGAAGTAGAACTGGTGTGTGACACAATAGAATCGTTTGAACTTGTGATTGCTCAAATCGAAACCAAGTACGGACTAGTACCGTACAAAACTGGTTACGGTGAATCAGATTCGGATGGTTGGCAGAGCGGCTGAATGCGGTAGTCTTGAAAACTACTTTGGAGTTAAACTCCAACGGGGGTTCAAATCCCTCACCATCCGCTTCACGGCGAAGTAGCCCAATGGCAGAGGCGGCGGATTCAAAATCCGCTTAGTGTGGGTTCAAGTCCCACCTTCGCTATTACGGTTGTGTACTCAAGCGGCAAAGAGGGCAGACTGTAAATCTGCTGCCAATGGCTTCGGAGGTTCGAGTCCTCCCACAACCACTACGGTCGTGTACTCAAGTGGCTAAGAGAACGGATTGCAAATCCGTGATTCGTGGGTTCGACTCCCACCGCGACCTTCGCAGGCGTAGCCCAACGGCAGAGGCAGCAGACTTAAAATCTGTCAAGTAGGGGTTCGATTCCCCTGGCCTGCATTGCTTGGGATGTCAGGTTCGCTACATATTGGCGAACCATGCGATCATTCAAAAAACACCTTTCAAGCATCCAAGAACTAGACTCGCTTCGGATTGCCTCCACTCCAAAGTCTATCAGTAGACGCTTGGACGAAGGTATTTCCAAGTTTGAGATTGATTTGAGTGATCTGTTCGTGGATACTCCTCCGCTGAACAGCAGCAAACGCACCAAATATGAACTGGAAGAACTGGTAAGACTAGCAAAGCCTGGATACGCCTCAGGTCTGCTAGAAATGCCAAGTATTCAATCGGTTCAAAGCGTACTAGACGAAAACAATGTACACTTACCCGAACCGTCCCGTAAACGAGCGGTAGCGGTGCTGCACGATGTCCGTACAGCGTGTTTAGCGTTACAGTACCAGTACGGTAGGGTTAGACCACGAACCATTGCAGAGCATTACGGTATCTCTCTGCCAGATACATACAAAGACCAAGACGGCACTCCATCGTACCCTAGCACCCGAAGTACGCAGATGTCATTCTTGGCATTGTATTTGGGGGAACGCTTTGTTAAACTTCAAGACGAGTTGTATCGCCTATCCGAGGAAACTGACGCTGCTCTTATGGCGTCTGCGCTACACTTCAGAAGTGACATTGAAGCATCTCACGAACTGGCTCGATACTTGTTCACTACGCTAAAGAGGAAACTGTAATGCCAACCAATCCTAGCAATCCCGAAGACTACGCAGCAATGAATGATTTCGGCTTCACAGCAGTTGATGCCGATACTTACAATGCTTCACAGCAAACTACTGTTCCACAACAAACCACGCAAGAAGTTGCAGATCAGGTAACTGCCGCAGTCGATGACAGACTAGACAGTATTGACGCCACTCTCAGAGCAATCATGGACACATTGACCGCAGAGGGAACAGGATTCCCTGCTGCCGCTACTGACATTGAGAGACTAGAGCGCAAACTAGATGAAATGCTGGAACTGCAAACCGATGAACTCTATGCCGCACTTAGCGGACAATCCGCAGATATCAGAGCAGTAATAGACGAAGTGGAAGAGCGTAAAGCACAACTCACTTCTGCGTATAAAGCAAAGATGGCCTCAATAGAAGGACTAGTGATGCCTCTACTGTACAATCTCAAGAAGAACCCTGAGAAAGAGTACATCTATTGGCCCAATAGAGAGAACAAGATTCAGGATCAGATCACTAAGATTCTTGCCATGACGCGCGCCGAAGTACCTCTATGAAGTCATTTCTATCATTCATATCCGAAAGCAAAAACACTCACTTGGAACACTTGGAAGACGCAATCTTCCTGAGTGGAGTGAAGGGTATTGATTCGGCTGTGTCTGTAATCAAAGATGTCGTGAAAACATTGGGCGGTGGAGGCAAGGGTGCCGCTTTTGTGTCTGTAAAGTGGGACGGTGCGCCTGCTGTGATATGCGGGCAAGACCCACAGACCAAGCAGTTCTTTGTTGCAACCAAAAGTCTATTCA